AAATGTAGAGGAAGCTATGGGGCATGATCCTAAAAATGCAGAACAAAAATCTGTTGCTTCAGTTAAGTCAGCTGAAAACGCAGGTAAGTCTGCACCCGCTCGGAAAGGCGATAAAAACAAGAAAGATCCAATGCAGAAAGTTCAATCAAGTGATCCAGCTTCAAAGATGAAAGATGCTGGTGCTCAGCCAACTGAAGGCTATATGCCTAAGAAGACTAAAGCAGCTATGATGAACGATATGTATACTAAGATGACTAAAACCAAGAAAGAAGACTTAGCAACCATGTATTCTAAATTCATGGCTGAAGACATTGAAGATGACGAAACTGTTGAAGTTAAGTCAAGCAATGTTAAAGTCGATGTTGATTGGTCAAGTGATCTTAATGCTCTTGTTAATGAAGAAGCAACTTTATCTGAAGAATTTAAGGGTAAAGCACAAACAATATTTGAAGCTGCAATCAATTCAAAACTATCTGAAGAGATTGATCGCCTTGAAGAAAAATTTAACGAGGAATTGGAATCTGAAGTTTCTACAACCAAAGAAGAACTTGTAAATAAGGTTGATTCATACCTTAACTACGTAGTTGAGAATTGGATGGAAGAAAATAAGGTTGCAGTTCAAACCGGTCTCCGTACAGAAATTGCTGAGAAGTTTATGAATAATCTAAAAGATTTATTCACAGAGTCTTACATTGAAGTACCTGAGTCTAAAGTCGACCTAGTTGACGATCTTGCTGCGGAAGTTGAAGAGTTAGAAGAAACTCTTAATAATCAAACAGCAAAAACCATCGCTATGACAGAGGAACTCGAAGGTTATCAGAGGGAAGCGGTTATCCGTGAAGCTTCGAATGATCTAGCAGAAACTCAAATTGAAAAACTAAAAACTTTAACAAATAGCATTGATTTTGATGACAAAGAAACATTTGCCACTAAAGTTAATACTGTTAAAGAATCATATTTTAAGAAAAAGCCAGTTACTAGTGAACTTGATAACCTAGAAGAAGATACAGAAGATAATACTGTTGAAACTTCTGGAGCAATGTCACAGTATCTAACTGCTCTTAAATCACAAATCAAAACTTAAAGGGAGTCTTAAGGATGCAAACAAATACTGTATCTTACGATAAGTTGATCGAGAAATGGGCCCCAGTACTCAATGAGGAATCTGCTGGCTCAATAACCGATCATCACAAAAAAGCTGTTACAGCTGCTGTTCTTGAAAATCAAGAAATAGCTTTAAGAGAAGAGGGTATGCTTCAAGAAGCTGCTCCAGCTAACGCTACTGGTAATGTAGCTAACTGGAACCCTGTATTAATCGCACTTGTAAGACGTGCAATGCCAAACCTTATGGCATACGATGTCTGCGGTGTACAACCAATGACTGGTCCTACCGGACTTATCTTTGCGATGAAGTCAACATATAAAGATCCACAAGGCATTAGACTTGCTGGTGAAGCTGATGGAAATGAAGCTCTATTTAACGAAGCTAATACATTCTTTTCAGGTGACTCATCTGCAACTGGTAACGGTGCAAAAGGTCCATCAGGTTTTGTTGGAGTAACAGACACCGGTTTTGCTGGTGCAAATACTGATCCATCAATTCTTGACTCTGCCTCTGCAACGCACGGCGTAAGAGGTACAGGTTATTCAACAGGTAATGCTGAAGCTCTAGGCGACGGTTCTGCACCAAATGCTCATATTCCAGAAATGGGATTTACAATTGAAAAGGCAACAGTAACTGCCAGATCAAGAGCGTTAAAAGCAGAATACAGTCTTGAACTTGCTCAGGATTTAAAAGCTATTCACGGTCTAGACGCTGAGACAGAATTGGCAAATATATTGTCAACTGAAATCTTAGCTGAGATTAATCGTGAAGTTATTAGAAATATAAATCTTCAAGCAAAAATCGGTTGTCGACAAGCTGAAATCAAAGTAAACGGACTATTCGACGTTCAGAACGATGCTGATGGTCGTTGGTCAGTTGAAAGATGGAAAGGTCTTGTATTTCAACTCGAGAGAGAATCTAACGTAATCGCGAAAGAAACAAGACGTGGTAAAGGTAACTTTATAATCTGTTCTTCAGATGTTGCCTCCGCTCTTAACGCTGCCGGTATGTTAGACTATACACCTGCAATGTCAACTAACCTAAACGTTGATGACACTGGTAATACATTTGCTGGTACATTAAACGGCAGAATGAGAGTTTACATCGACCCATATGCGGTTGCTAACTATGTAAACGTAGGTTATAAGGGAACTAACCCATATGATGCTGGTATGTTCTATTGCCCATATGTACCGCTAACTATGGTACGTGCTGTTGGTGAGAACACATTCCAACCAAAAATTGGTTTTAAAACCAGATATGGAATGCAAGTTAACCCATTTGTAACAAGCTCACCAAAAGATGGTATGGATGCTGCTACAGTTAGAAATAACCAGTACTACAGAATTTTTAGAGTAGATAACATACTCGATTCTGTATCTTAATATAACTTAAATTAATAACTTTAGAGGGGCTTTTGCCCCTCTTTTTTTGTTTAAACGTATATAAATAGTATTATGGCAACATTAACTAATAATTTGAATTACTTACAACCGACGTCGTATAAGCTAACGATAGATAGAGAAAACTATCCGAACTTAGAATACTTCGCTCAGAGTGTTACGCATCCTGGTATGATAATGAATCCAATTGAAGTACCGTATAAACAACTTACCGGAGTACCTTTTACTGGAGCAAAATTAACGTATAACGAATTATCAGCAAATTTGATTTTAGATGAAAATTTAAAATCATACGATGAAATGTATAATTGGATGCGTAGATTATTAGAACAAGAAGAAATACCAGCAATAAAAAGAAGTCACAAATTAAAAATAGTTCCAACATATTCTGATATTACTGTTTCTATCTTGTCTAGTCATAACAATAAGACTAAAGAAATTAAATATATAGATTGCATACCAATCGCTTTAGGAGATATTACATTTGAATCGACTGCAACAGGTACAGAATTTGTTACCTTTGCAATATCGTTTAGATTTAGTTATTTTGATTTATTATAATACAGGATTAATATGTCGTTTTTGATACACAATTTACCGTTAGTTAACGTATATGTAAGAAAAGAATATTTATATGATTTAGAAAAAGGACACGGTGAATTTACGCCCGGAGTATGGATCAGCGTAAAAAGCACTATGTACAAAGCTTTATATTTCGAAACGCTGTTAACAGATTACGGCGCTTTATTCGATAAACTCCCAATATCAGCATTTGTATGGAAAACAGATCATGGCGATTTGTTGCCTTTAGATGTTTTACAATTATGGGATTGTTTTGATTATAATTTAACAGTAATAGAAAAACCTACATTAGGTCGTTGTGAATTTTTTGGTAAAGATAAAAAAATGCATGCTGGTGACTATGAATTTACAATTGATAATTGCCATTCAGAAAGTTCAACACTCGATACAAACTTTTCAGAACATGATCCGGAACATAAATCATTTAATATAATAAGATTAGATAATGGACAATTTGCAGCGCAACCTAATAATAGAGTTATATGGAGAGATAGTTCATTAACACCAGATAAATTATTAACACCAGACTTTAAAGTTTGTACACAAAATTATAGAGTCGAAACAGAACCAAAATGGTCAGTTGGTCATACTGAAGAATGGCAATATAAAACTAAAGAAGAAGAGGACATATATAATACTAACTAATGGAGATATATTATGATCGATTTGAAACAATTACTTGATGAATGGAAAGATGATTGTACAATAAGCGAAATACATTTAGATGAAACTTCTAGACAAGTTCCTATTCTACATTCAAAATATTTAGAAAAATTAATGAATGCTAAACTTATATTGAAAAAAAGTGAGTTTGAGCAAAAATTACTTTTAAAACAAAAATGGTTATATTATAATGGAAAAATGGATCAAGATCAAATTGAAAAATTAGAATGGGATCCAGATCCATTTGGTGGATTAAAGATATTAAAGGGTGAAATGGATTATTATTATGACGCAGATCCTGAAATACAAAAGTCAGAAGAAAAGATTCAATATTATAAAACGATAGTAGATACTTTATCAGAGATAATAGATAATTTAAAATGGCGACATCAGACAATAAGCAATATAATTAAATGGAAACAATTTCAGTCAGGAAATTAGATCATTCTAATCTACACGTCGATTGTGATTATGGGATAGCAGCAGAAATAAAAGAATTTTTTTCTTTTTATGTGCCTGGCTATAGATTTATGCCCGCGTTTAAACGTAGAGTTTGGGATGGAAAAATACGATTATATGATACTAATAGTGGTGAATTACCAAGTGGATTATATCCTCAATTAAAAGTATTTGCAGATACTCGTAATTACAAATTAAAAGAAATAAGAACAAAATATGGTTTGGCTACTGATATTAATATTGTTAAACCTGAAGATATATTTTATTTTGCAAAAACATTAGAGTTACCATTCGAATTAAGAGACTATCAATTTACCGGTATATCACATGCCATAAAACAAAAAAGAGCAATATTAT